GACCATACTTTAGCTTTTTTCATAGCTTCTGTATGTACTGACGACTTATCTACTATCTGTTTACTAAGCTCTGTCGCCATAGATTCAATATGTGTAGTATCTATAGCTTGTCCACACATAGTACAGTGCGACGTTAAATCTACACCTTCTAATTCTTTTTTATGTGCAGATATTTCTGAGTTAAGAACTGCTAAATCATGTTTAAGAGTTTGGTATTCATCATAATACATAAAAAGTTCGGGTTTAGTTATTGTTCCATCGAATTTTATAGATTCAAACTCTTGTATATACAAATTATTTTTATCTATCTTTTTGCAAATATCATTGTAGTTTTTAATTTCTTGCTGTAAAATACCAATTTCTTGTTGTAGATTTGCTTCTACTTCTGGTATTGTGACAGACATTTTTTTATCAGGAATAGAAGTGCTATTAAGAAAGTCTTCTACTGATTTAAGTTCACCTTGTAGTTTAATATTATCTTTTTCTGTAGCAGATGTTTTAGTTTTAATCTTATCACCTATGGTAATATACTTTTCTAGATTGAATAAATTGATTAAAAACTTTTTACGATTTGTGTCTGTAGCTTTAAGAAAGTCTAATAAATCAGTAGATGACTGATAAGTTAATTGTGAAAATACTTCAAAATCTGTACCTACAACTTGCGATATTTTTTTATAAGTATCTAATACTTTATGCTCTGATTCATCTACTCCATCTTTTATAAACTTAACTTTAGTTTGCGCTCCTGATCTGGTAACTATAACTTCACAATCACTAGAGTCACACATAAAAGTTAGTGTAGAGTTCCAAGACTTACTCTTAACCCAACGATTAAGAATATCTGTTTTTTTAATACCTTTTACATTTTTATTAAATAAGATTTCTTGTATTATCATAGCAATAGAGGATTTACCACTACCATTAGGAGCAGTAAGCTGTGTAATACGACTTGTATCTAAATCAATTATATTGTTTTCTCCATAAGAAAACATATTTGAAAATTTTAATTGTTTTAAAACTATGTTACTCATAGTATGTGTCCTTAAATGCTTGTTTACTAAATAATTCTCTCAAATATCTTAGGGTAAACTTATCCCATGTGATAAATGTTTGCCTACGGTTATTATGTGTTGAAGCTAATCTATCTTCAAGTATAGGTATAATATTAGCACTTTTTTCCCAACCTGTCATTTTGATTCTACGTTCTAGTTGGGGGTATGCTTGATAAATAAAGTCATTATTCTTGTCACCTGGTTGATTAGCGTCAAAGGCTGCAGCATAGTGACAAAATATAGGCTCTAGTGACGTGAAAGTAAAAAACTTATGTTTCTTAGCTATAGCATACTTAACTATATTAGGTGAGTCTTCCCACCAACCTATACCTATCTTTCTATGAAAATCAGGATTATGTCCCGAAAATATAATAATTTCATTGTCTTTAACACCTTCATACAAATTAGTTAGTGCTACTTGAGAATAAGAATGAGTAAACTGTCCGTGCTCTACAGCATCAGGTATAGTATGACTCATCATTTTATCTATAGATAGATTTACAATGCTGTAGTCTATAAATCGTTCTTTACAATATTTAGCAGCATACCCAATATCATAGTCATTTACACCTTCAAATAGTCTTTGAGAAACAGCTCTAAAAGGTATGCCTTGTGAATAAAAAGACTCAGCTGTTACTTCTGAGTCTATGCCTCCACTCAGTGCTAACACAAACTTATAATCACTATACTTTTTAGCAAACATAACAACTAGTGAGTCTAAATCTTGTTTAAAAGATTCTCCTCTACGTCTATACTCAGGTGCTGTTACTCTGCAACCCATACTAGGCATTATACCCGAACACTGATAGTCGTATTCAGGTCGCAGATATGATTTATTTTGTAGGTATTCCCAGTACACTCTATTAAGTGCTAAGTCAATTTGCATATATACTTTTAAACTCCATTAACACTTTGTCAATATCTGCTACTTTAATGTGATTTAGATATATCTCTAATTCTTCGTGTATATTTTTATTCTTAAGATCTAGCGTAGAACCTTCTGTGGGTTTTTCTACCATCTTTTTATCTAGTAGTTCTGAATTGGATATTGAAGCTAATTCATCTAGTGATCCTGTAATTTCGTATATCACATGATGTCTAGCATCTGTCTTCATATCTTCACCTACAGTAATCTTACGACGTAATAGCTTAGGTAAATCTAAATTGTGAAATGTGCGAGTATAATTGTGAGAGTCTATAACATCATAAATATCTATTCCATATTCACGTTTATCATCTCTGTCAAAGGTGGTATTTAGCGGAGAGCCAGGGTAGTAACAGTTGCTGTTGCCATAACGATGATTGAAGTGTAGATCACCAAGTAGACATAAGCCCCAAGCGGAGAGTAAGGAAAAATCATATTCAGGTGTAATGTGTGGAGGCACCTCACCCCTAATATGCGTAACCAAAATATCATCTTCAATATATTCTGGTAAATTGTTGATTTGCATCTCACCATATGGGAAAAAACAGAATGATGTTTTACCCACAGTTGCGCGTCCATTCTTCGTAAAAACATGTACGTTCTCATTTTTAATAGCATTTCGTTCTGTAAAATGTTCAAAGAAAGATTCTCCTTTTCTAGTGGCTTCATGATTGCCAGGAATGATGTAGGTGGGAATAGTGACTGAATTGATATAGCTTAAAAACAAACAGATTTCATCTGGTTCTGGTTTTTTATCAAATATGTCACCAGCTATGATATGAACATCACAGTCACGTTCAAGATCCAACAGTTTAGCGAACATGCTTTTGAATCTAGCTGTTTGCCAAGTGTATGGTACTTTTTTCTTGTGTAGTAGGATATGCCAATCTGCAGAGCATAAAATTTTAGTCATTGAGTATTGCCTTTCGTAGAAAAGTATGCTAATTTAGTTATCTAGCAAGTGAACAAAGTTACACCGTAGGTGAAAAGCTATTGAACACGCGTCGCCTATATGATGTTGCGTTGGCACGAAGTGCCACAGCGGGGAACGTAGTTCCATCTAGTTTATTTGCGGGCTACACCTGCGTTTATTTTTATAATCCATGCTTCTTCAAATGATTCATAACAATAAAGCATTCTTTCATTATTTCCCCATAGTCTTTTAAAATAGCTATCGTACATTTTTACAATATCATTATCAGACCACTCGTCAGGTATAAGATGTCCTTTAACACACCAATGAATAAAATGTGCCTCTTTTAGAGACACATTCATATGCAGGCTATATGAATTTAATTCTCTAACCACCACCAGCTCCCCAGTCATCAAGTATATCACACATGCTTGCCATTATAGCAAATAATGGATCATTATGTAGTTTTTCTGAAAGATTAAAATCATCAATATAATTATCTTGAAGGTTAAAGGCATCTCTTTCTAATTCTCTTCTACAAGACACCTTTTCGTATTCTCCATTTATATATTGCAAAAAATGCACTAGTTCATGTATTAATACTGAATCATAAAATCCTTTGTCGTTCATAGACTCTAAGGGCTTATCTGCTATAAAAATTCTATTAGCTTCATGCTCAAAATATCCTGCAATATGACAAGGATCAGGAACTTCGTCTAGAAATAAATCTTTACACATTTGTTCTGTTGTTTTTATTGCTATACTAGGTAAAGTCTGATCTTTATATTCATACTTACTATTACGAGTGATATAATCAATCATAGCTAACATTTTTGTTTCATCTGCATTTACTGGCAAGTAGGCTAGTATAAAAAATACAATATATTTTAACATAATAATAACCTTATGGTAAATGGCTCCTGATTAATACCAGGAGCCTATATTTATTTACTACTATCTTGACTTATAATTTTAGTAATATCACCTTCAAAAGAATGAGTACCTACATGGTTAAGTTTAGTATTAGGATCTAACCAGATTTCACCACCAAGTTTTTGCCATCTTCTACAGAATGTATAGTCTTCAGATAAATATCTATTATCTTCTGGATCATGTATAGTATCAAAAAATGAATAACAATATTTATTAAATTTTTCATCAATATTAGAGTCATTACGGTAGTGTAATTCAGGATATGATTGCATCATTTTTTCAATAGTTTCTCTCTTAACTAAGAAAAATCCTGTAGAAGCATCTAATACTTCGACTGCGCCATTCTCAATTCTAATTTGTTTCTTTTCTTGGTTAACAAATTTAAAATTAATTGCATACTGAATAGGTAAAGCTTTTTTGGGATAAGCTGCAGCCATAATAGGTTTATCATATGCCATCATTCTAAGAAGATCATCTGCTTGAAACTCAATGTCTGCATCAATAAACATTAAATGTGAACAATCACTTTCTAGAAACATAGCAGTTAGAATATTACGACCACGAGTAATTAATGATTCATTACGTAATGTAGTAATTCTAAAATTAATACCATGCTGCATGAATGTTTGAGAAGCTCTAAACATTGATAAAAAGAATTGATCTGTTACCATTCCTCCATAACAAGGAGTAGCAAAAAAGATATTCATTTTTCTTAATTCATTCAAATCAATAGTAGCTTGATCACCTTTTACAGATTTAAAAGCACCAAACGATTTAGTTGATGCTTCTTCAGTAGGGCTAGGATCTATATTTGGTGATCCCATATCCGCTAGTGATTTCTTCATGCTAAATCATCCACATCCTCTTGTGGTTTAAATTCATCGGAGACATCTCCAGCGAAGTAAGCAGTATTTTTAAGTAGCCATTCTTTTTGCTCTTCATATGTTTGACGCTTATAAATCTTACTTAGATCAAACAGCTCTAAACCTTTTTCCGCATCTGTTAGTGCTGCATTGTTACGTGCAGGAATACAAGTGTATTTAACATTTTGAGGAAGTGGGCCTGTTTTTTCTTTTTTAATAGTAAGATCATACCCACTATCATCGTCTGAGGGATTTCCATAATCAGGATTAGTAGCATAATCTACAATTTGTGAGTAAATAGTAGAACGAAGATCAAACAGTTTAATCTGCCCATCTGCTCTATCAATTACATTACAAACATATGAAAATTGTGGTTTGTCACCATAAATAGCATCATCAATTTCTTTAAAAGGATCTTGTGCGCTATTATCAAATGATTCTGTTTCGCGACTAAATTGTAGACACTCTACAGGCATTTTTTTACCCTCTGTTGTTACTACCCAGTAGCAATAACGTGGCATTACGTCGCCAACTAATCTTAATTTAGTATCACCAATACCCATTGTGAGTCGTTGGATTTCTCTTCTTTGTCCACTACCTGTAGACTGTTTACCTTTTGCTTTATCCCAAGCTACCATTGTTTTCTCCTATGTTGAACGTTGGTTCTTATGTGTAGGACGTTCTCGAAACCGAGAACTCTTGTGGAAAAGATATTTTATCATCCTCATATTTTATATAAGGATTTATAATATCTTTTATTACATAATTTTTTGCTATGTAATTTTGTTGTTCACTAATTCTCCGCATTGAGAGAAGTTGTAAATATTCTATCTTCTTATCTACAGAGATATTATGAGTTAAGAAATATGGATTATTAATATAACTCATTGGCTCTCTGGTTTTATAATGACATACTAGTTTCTCAGTCTTCTGTTCCAAAATGCCTGACACAAACAGGTGAATTGGAATATGATTAATTTTTAGTACTTTCATTAATCCTTTAGTTGTTCTTGTATTATATAACGGAGTTTGGGCAAAAGTCAATATCAATATAGCTGATTTATCTCTTCTTGCCCTTAATTTTATTTCATACCAGTTAAAGAATGTAGTATCCACGTTGTTTATACCAATCGAGTCTAGTTTTTTGTTGTCTTGCTACAATAGCTCCTGATAACCAAAAATCTACAATCATAGGTATTTTCTTATCATCATGTTCTCTTATGATTCTACCAATACGTTGTTCTAGTTTTATAGGATTATTGCCAGGACAAGTGAGGTAAAGAGTATCAAGCCTATGACAACTAATACCTTCATCAAATAGTCTTGTAGATAACACCGCTTTGTATTTTCCTCCCACATTTTGAAGAACGTCTTCTCTAACTGATTCATTTGATTCTCCTATTAAACATACACTTTGTGGTATTAGCAGTTGCAAATCTTTTAGCATTTGAACACGCTCACCTAATATAAGTGGGCACCGTCCTGTAGCAATTTGACTTTTAGCATAATTTGCTATAGTTTTCAGGTAATCTTTATTACTGCAAAGTTTGTTCAGCTGGCGCGCCCAATCTCTTTGGGGGTTTAAAACATTGAATCTAAAATCTG